ATCCCACTTAATTGTAGAATAATCATCATCTGTGTAAGAAAACTCTGAATTAGGTTTTAATTTGCGAATTGCTTTCATTAAATAATCCATTATGCACCTATTTCCATTAAGGTTATTGATGACCTAGTAGAGCCAATTTGGAAGCGGATACTTTGACCAGCCGCCGTAGAAGTAACTTTCGCTTGTAATTTATATGTTGTTGAGGAAGTTGTTGCTGGAGAATCAAGAAATATAATTGGTGTTGAAAATCTCATATATGGCTGTGAACTAGGATAACCAAATACTCTGAAACCTTCGCTACCAGTATCAAATACACTGGTACTGTCGCGTAGTACTAATGCGTTTGAACCTTGTTCGCCATTATTACTTGTAATTCCTTGCTGCGCTAGTGCGCTAATCATTACAAGAACTTTAGAAGTTGCTGAAGTTGGAGTAATTGATAATGTGATACCTGTATCGGTTAAAGTTGTTGTTGCTATGTTTGTGTCTGTTGTTGTTGTAGCACTTACAACCTGCAACACTTTACCACCACCTGCAGGTGTTGCCCATTTAAGTCCAAGTGCTTGTGTAGAATCGGCTGTTAAAACTTGGTTATTTGTACCAATAGGAATACGTGCATCTAATGTACTAAATCCATAAAGATCACCCTTTGTAGTTAATGGTGATACTGCGCCTGCTTGTATAAAATCATAAAATGTGGCTGTACCTGTAGATGTAAAATATAAAATACCTGCATCATTTTGTGGCAGAATTAAACTGCCTGCAGTTGCTACTGTGGCTGTACCAGCTGTAACTGTGCAAGCACCTGCACCTAAGTTTTGTATAAATACTGTGTCGCCTGCTGCAAATAATCCTGTGTTTACAGTTATTGTTGTTGCACTTGCATTAGACATAGATATAGCTGTACCAGCATCGGCAGCCACTAATGTGTAACTTGCAGTCTTAGCAGACGCAGCACCGCCAAGCATGGCTGTCTGTTGCAGTGAAGTCATCTGTGCAGCTGTTAATACCTGCCCAGTCGTAAACGTTTGCTTTGCCATCTATACCCCTTAGTAACTTAGGACATTATAGTCTAAAGTGCCATAAATCGTATCATTTAGGATAAATGCGTCTATGACTGGCTCTAATGTCGTGAACGTGGTTTTCCAACTATTCGGTGTGATATTCATTCTCACGCCAAAAATCTGTAGTGTTTTTTCTAGGGTAGATCCGCCTGGCTGTGTAGTAATTACCTTGATCGGATCAAAGAAGTCTAGGTCTAGGGCTGCAATAATGCCTGTGTTGTAATTGTTTGTGTATAAATCTAGCACTATGGAATCCACTCGGATGCTAGTCTCAGCTCTACTAGCCACATAAGCCTGTGCGTAATCTAGGGCTACAGCATCCGTCTGCATAAGTAGGTTGTCTAAGAAATAGCTATGTAAGAAGTATTTATCTATGCTGTCTTGGTTTGACGCTACCTGTGCTGTGCCACCTGACCTAGTAATAGTAGCTTTGTTAAATATAAGTACATCGTTAAGAATCCAACTAGCATCAAAGTAATCTATACCTGTGCCATTATCTGCAAAGACTGTAGGTGTGCCGCCAATAGATCCAGCTGTAACATTTCTATCTTGGAATACAAACGAGCCAGACGCATCTACATACAGTGCGCCATACTCTGACGTGGCTACAGTAGTAAGAGCTGCTAAGGCTGTGCGATTAGTGCCGGGATCTGCTTGCATAGTAGTAAGCCCTGCATCTACATCGCGCATAGTCGCTGGCCAGTCAATTTCATCTAATATCTTATTAACACGTGTGCCTGATAATTGACCTGCAGTAGCATCTGTAACTGTGCTGATCTGTGCTACCTGCGCTAATCTAAATGCATCTACAGCTTGTATGGTTGTTATTGCTACATCTTCGCCAGATTCACTTGGATATGTAGTTACGTAGCTTGTAATAAATCCGCTAAAGATAGGATATGTTACCGATAAGTAGGTTGCAGTAATCTGCACTTTTTTCATAGGTGTTAATAAATTATAATACGGGCCAGTAACATTCTGCGGGTTAAAGTCGCCCGACTGATCTACTATCCGTAACGTTAATGCGCCTGTTTGGAATTGATCTGATAATGCAGTACGACCTCTGTTAGTCTCTATGCGATTAACCTGATTAGACACATCTACAATTACAGCTGCTGCATCGGCTAATATGTTTGTGTCTAATATGCCTGTATCTAATATCATAGCCTGTGCAAACGATGGCCCAGTGCTAAAGTTAATTACTGCATTTATTACTGGTATTGGCATTATGGTAATTGACCTGCGCCAGTAGTGCTATATCCACTACGGCCAGCGACTTGGATGCTTTCGGCTACTAACTGTGCAAACTTATCACCAGATGGTGAGTCAATTCTTACGTTTACATCTAGTGATCTGTTGCCAGATTCTCTAGCTCTTTCTGTTGCTATTTGTGACACGTTCATACCGGCATAAGAAGATGAGCCTACTAATGAAGTTGCTAAGTCTTGGAAATAACTAGCTGGCTGTGATGGTAAGCCGGGTGCGCTTACAGTAGGTGCTGCTGCTGTAGATGGCATTCCAAATTGTTTGTTAATACTTTCTATTTGTGCATTGATTCTATTTATTAAAGATCTAACTTGCACTAAAGCAAACTCTGTAAGAGATTTACCAGCTGCTGCGGCTTCTGCTGCTAGCTTCTTTAATGCCTCGGCTGCTTCTAACTCAGCCAAATACTTTTTAGCCAAAGCCTCGTTATTATCTAAGATTGCTAACTGTGCCTTTAGGCGTAACTTAGTCTCTTCATCGGTTGCGCTATTTAGGGCTGCGTTTATACCTATGCGCTCTAGGTCAAATTTCTTTTTTAATTCTTCTACGTTTTTATTTTCAATAGCGTTCTTCTTTGTAATTATATTATATTCTTCTTTACGTGCTTTAAGAAGTGCTTGAGAAGTACGCAGGTCTGGTATGCCTGAATAACCACCTACGTTTGGTTTACTAGGAGCATTACTCTTACCTATATCGTAACCAATTAAGGCTAACGCCCCACCGATAATTAGTTTTTTAGATCCAAATACAAGGAAGGCTAAAGCGCCTAACAGTTTACCTACATCGCTATCTGCAAACTTTTTAACTTCGCCCACTAATAAACCTAAGCCTCGAACTGTATCGGCAGTAGCCAGAGCAAACTGATTCATAGAGTCTGTTGCTTCATCTATTGAATTATCTTTAGCCAAGGCGCTTAAAGCATCTATTAAACCTTTACCTATAATCTCTGTAGCATCAGCAGCAGCTACTTTTAGGCTATCCATTTTGCCAGCGTAAGTATCTAATCTGGCTAAAGCCTGGCCTGCAAATCTTTTTTCCAGTGCGGCCATGATTTTATTCATGTCACCAGTGGCAATTATATTGGCATCTATACCAGTGTTTAATCCTTTAATAGCCTTTGTTTGCCCTCGGACTCCAGCTGCTATTGCGCTAATTACCGTTTCTAAACTAGCGCCTGTACCAGCACTAACATTTAGTGCAGTTTCTAAAGCTTGCTGACTAAGAGTGACCGAGCCAGTGGCGTTTAGTAAAGTCTGAAAAGCTGGGCGTAATTGATCATCTAATACTTTATATAAATTTTGTAAGCCTGCAATATAGGTCTCTACTTCGGTTACTCTGAATGCATTACCTGTATTTTGTAATTGGACTGCTAATGATTTAGCGGCTTTTTCATCGGCTGCAAAAGCATTCACAGCCTTTTTGCCAAACGCAACTAAAGCTGTCGTAGCAAAAACACGACTAAAAGTCCTGCCTAATTTTTGTGCTTGCTTATCAAAGGCGGATATATCTTTCTGACCTTTTTTAAGTGCCTTGCCATTAAAGGTAGCAATAGCCGAGACAACTACATTGGCCATTAGGCTGCCTTCTTAATCTCTGTAGATTTGTTAAACTGTATAGCTGTAGAGTTTATTGCTTGCAGTATTGCATCATAAACTTTAGAACTATCCTGAGACCATGCCTTAAATATAAGTCTGCCTTTAGTTTTCTTACCAGTGCCGCCTCGTACACCTTTAATCCTAGGCTGTGATGTAAGTCCTGGCATAGATGTTACAAACTGGTAACCTGCAAACGGATTGTTAGATGAGTATTCTCTAGTAGATTTATTATAAGTATATTCTTTCGCTCTTCTAATACCCTCAAATCCTTGCACTGCACCAACTGGTGAGTTAGGTGTGCCGGGATTTATCTGCTGAAATGGCGCACGCCCTTGTGGGTTATTGCGACCTGCAGTTTCATATATGCGACCAGCTGCGCTTACGTTATACACGTAGTTGCTAATCTTAAATCCGTTTTTAAATGTTTGATTTTCACCTGCGTTATATCCAATACCAGACTTAACAATACCAGCGTCATATTTTGGAAATGGCTTAAAGTTAATTGCTGGGTTACTTGGTTTACTCCAGCCTGATAATACGCTGCCGTTATCTGGCACAAATCCTTTAGCCTTACTTGCTACGCCACGCATCAAAGGATCAATAGCAGTCCTAATCTTTTGACGCATATTTTCATCAATAAATTCTAAACCTTTTAGGACATCTTTAACGCCTACGACTTCGACTGCTGGCATTTTTGATCTCCTTTGCTCTATCGCTAAGCACTTGCACAATAGCCTTTAACATCTCTGCGTCCATGTTAATAAACTCGCTAGGCGCGATCCCTAGCTCTACAGACAAACTTGCTATCGTGTAGAGCGTAGAATCACGCTGTACTATTTTTTTTCTTCGTCTAATACCTCGACAGTTTCTAGGCTGTCAATAAACTCAATACCAAACACAGGTACAGTTACGTTAGCCCTACGTAAACACTCATGCGCTAAGAAGTAAATCTCAGTCTGCCGTTCGTGGTCACGTAGGACTTTACTTATACCAGAGCCATATTTTAGTTCAAAGCAATATTCAACTCCCGGCGTAATTTTGTGCTCAGAGACTTCGCCGTTAGCCCTTGTAATCTTTAGCTTTGCCATTACTACTCCTTATGCTACTGCTACAGCTACTGTGCTGTTGCAGGTAAATGTAATGCTTTGTGATGATATGTCAGCTACTGCGCCATTTACATTCTGTAGGTTATTAACCAATACAGATGCTGTGTATGAAGGGTTAGTTGCAGATACGGCAGCACTTGTCTGCTTAATTACGCATGTTACAGTAGTGCCGTAAGCAG